GCTGTAATGTTCTATACCCTGCTTATAGGTCTTTCCCTGAAACTTTTTCTAATGACCCTAACAGGCTCTATGTACCTTGGAGCATAGATGATGCTTATCACAAGATGCAAAACTTGCTGCGTGAACCGCATCACAACATGGGCTTGATCTCGGACTGGAACAATAGTACTGTGGACCGTGTGATTGATATCATTACCGGTCAAGGTGAACAATGGAATCGTGCAGGCAATCGCTATCGTGATCATGTGGCACAAGACAAATATCATGTGAGAAAGATTGAATCATGAGCACTATTGTAGTCACTGGTGTTGCTGGATATATCGGTGGTGAGATTGCTCTGCTGTTGAAAGATGCAGGGCACACAGTTGTGGGCATTGATTACCGACCCTTGCAGAAACATCAAAAAGGACTGCTTGATAGTTTTGTACTGGCAGACTTTGACAGCGATACAGCATACAAAAAGTTGCTGGACGTACGACCCACGGCCATTGTGCATTGTGCAGGCACCAGCCTGGTTGGTCCCAGTATCAAGAATCCATCACAATACTACTTTAACAATGTGGCCAAGACTCTGAACCTGCTGAACATTGTGATGTCTGCAATGCCGCAAACTAGATTTATCTTTAGTTCAAGTGCAGCAGTGTACGGTGAACCTGTTATGACTCCCTGTCATGAAGTTGATCCAAAGGAACCCATAAGTCCTTATGGCGAAAGCAAGATGATGGTGGAGCAGATACTTGAAAGTTATCACCGTGCATATGGTCTGGACTATGTGGCATTTCGCTACTTCAATGCGTGTGGTGCCGACAGCCAAGGTCGCCACGGTCAGGAACCAGGCTCAACGCACATCATTGCTCGAGTGCTGGAAAGCATTGTGCAGAGCCAGGATTTCACACTCAATGGCATCAACTATGCCACACCAGATGGCACCTGTGTTCGAGACTATGTGCATGTGGAAGACATTGCACGAGCACACCTGCTGGCCTTGGACTCCAGTGTTGAATCGGGTGTGTACAATCTAGGCACCAGCACCGGAGTCAGCAATCAAGAAATCATTACGCAGGCACAACAAGTTACTGGTCGCACTGTGATCATGAACATTGGTGCTGCTCGGCCAGGTGATCCACCCATACTCACTGCCAGTGCAGCCAAGTTTGATGCTGTCACGGGCGGCGCATGGCGAAAGCATGATCTGCATGACATGATATCGCATGCATGGGCTTGGCACAATCAACAACATGTTTGATAAGATTCTAAAGTTTGAACATGCGCTGGCAGAGTTCACTGGCGCACCTTATGTGATCATGACCGATTGCTGCACACATGCCATTGAACTTTGTCTACGGCATGATCGGATACGAAGCTGTAGCTTTACTGCATTCACATATCTAAGCATAGCAATGACCATGCACAAACTGGGCATCAAGTACGGCCTGGAAAACGAAGTTTGGACTGGTGAGTATCACATTCATGACACTCGAATCTGGGACAGTGCTAGACGACTGGAAAAGAACATGTATCGACCTGGTGCCATGCAGTGTCTGAGTTTTGGACACGGTAAACCCCTGCACATTGGTCGTGGTGGTGCCATCTTGTTGGATGATCCAGCAGCATACGAGACTATGATCCGTCAACGATATGATGGTCGCGACCTAAATACATCGCCCTGGGAAACACAACGTGAATTTCGAGTTGGATATCACTACAAGCCCACGCCCGAAGAAGCGATTCAAGGTCTGGCCATGCTGGAAGGTATCAAAGAACAAGGCTGTGTGCCAGTGCATGTCGCCTACCCAGATCTAAGAAACATTACCATAGTAGATTGACTTCACGGTCTAAATACTATACAATTAACAAAACGCAATCCACTGCGTCAACATCGGAGAACACAATTGAAAAAAGAATTTGTACCAGAAAAAATACTGCGCAACACGGCCGAATTTGCACCAGATAAACTACTACATCCTGGCGCTGAACTTGTACCAAATAGCATAGAAACTCAGCCAGCGACTGCACTGGCTGTCGTGGCAGGAGACGGCGGCTACCAAGAAGCATACCTAGGCGGCGCCATTCGTGCCAGAATGAAACGTGATAACAAACGTTTCTGGGCTGGCGACAACATCAGTGACTATCTTCACGAAACTGACAAAGAGCATTTGATCAACGAAGCAACCACTGCATTCGAAGGTGTGTTGGATGCACTGCTGATTGATAGAGAAAACGATCCCAATTCAAAAGGTACAGCAAGGCGGCTGGCCAAAATGTATTTCAATGAGATCATGGAAGGTAGATATGAACCAGCACCAGATGCAACAGCTTTTCCAAATGACAGCGCCGACCGTTACGAAGGTATGCTTGTGGTACGTAGTGAGCTACGAAGTATGTGTTCTCATCACCACCAGCCTGTCACTGGGGTTGCCTACATCGGTATCATTGCCGCTAATAAACTTATTGGTCTCAGCAAGTATACCAGAATAGCACAGTGGTGTGCCCGAAGAGGAACTTTACAAGAAGAACTCTGCAACGACATTGCTCGCGAGATTAGCCGAGCTACTGATTCCGAAAACGTAGCAGTGTACATTCAGGCCACACATGGCTGCTGTGAGAATCGTGGCATCATGGCGCATAGCAGTCTAACACAGACCACAGTGCTCAAAGGTGCATTCAAACTGGATCAAGGTGTGAAGAAAGAGTTTTTTGACAATATCAAACTACAACAGGACTTTGCACCACGATGAAACAGTATATTTCTAACCAAGCTCGCACTGTGTTCTTGCCCTGGGAACCTGGCATGATTGAATGGTTGCAGGCCAACTATCCCCACAGTCGATATCACGTGGTACAAGTGGCATGACACAGTATGACACACTGAGGCATGCTGCCCAAATGGGGGCTGCACCCTGGAAACAATCAGTCACAGAACTAAGTGACTTTCATGTGGCAGTGTTTCGTGACCTGTTTCCTGTCACTCGCGGGCACTTGTTGTTTGTGCCTAGATTCAATACAGCGGGAGTAATCCGAGACTGTTTTGATTCTGCCATAGCCGAAGGCAACCGAATGGTCGCGGCCGGCGAGTGTGATGCCTTCAATGTGGGCATGAACTCAGGCACCGCCGCTGGACAGACAGTGATGTATCCGCATGTGCATCTGATTCCCAGGCGTGTAGGCGACTGTGCCGATCCGGTGGGCGGTGTGCGAGGCGTGATTCATGGCCAGGCCAATTATCATTCCGGTGGCTATCAGTTGCCGGCATAAGTACTGATCAAGCGGTCTTGGCGTCACTCCCGCTTTACAAACTCTGCCGCCTATGCTATAATCAACATAGGAGAAAACAATGGCAAACTCATCAACCGACGACTTGATTCGTCACTTCGAAGAAAACTTTAAAAACACTAGACCAGTGCAATACAAGTACACCAGCACCAAAGAGTATCACGACTCTTTTCCCTGCGCCTATCGGCAATGGCGTGCTGACAGTCACTGTAATCTAATACACGGCTACAGCTTCAACATGAAGTTTTACTTTGGTACCAATGATCTGGATGCTCGCAACTGGGCTGCTGACTATGGTGGTCTCAAAGAACTCAAGTCTGTGTTGGAAAGTCAATTTGACCACACCTTGCTGGTAGCAGAGGACGATCCTGAATTGGAGTTTTACAAAGAGATGGAAAAGCGCAAGTTGGCCAAACTAACAATTTTGCCCAAACTGGGCTGCGAGGGTCTAGCTGATCAGCTGTACAAATATGTCAATGGCGTTTACATTCCTGACATGTGGGGCCAAGCCGAAAGCAAACGCCTGTGGTGCTATCGTGTGGAAGTGCGTGAAACACAAGCCAACATGGCGTTCCGAGAAGGACATCGTGAGTGGAACGAAGATTTGTTTGAATAAGAGAACACAATGGATTTCAAGTACGATATTGCAATACTGCTGGCCACTCGTGGCCGCACCACAAGCCTTGAACGCAGCATCAAGAGCCTGGTAGAAATGGCCTCAGACATCAGTCGTGTGCAACTGATGTTTGCATTTGATAACGATGATGATATAGGCTTCACTTTCTTTGTTGACCACTTGCAGCCTTGGCTGGACAGTCAGGACGTCACATACACTGCCATGAAGTTTGAGCGCATGGGCTATGTGAATCTGCACAAGTACAACAACGCCATGGCCAAACAAACTGACTCACGTTGGTTGGTGATCTGGAATGATGATGCTGTGATGCAAAGTACCGGTTGGGATGATGTTATCATGAGCCACGAAGGCGAGTTCAAGCTGCTGAGCTTTTGCACTCACAACATGCATCCTTACAGTATCTTCCCCATTGTGCCGCGCAAGTGGTATGAGTTGTTGGGCTACATCAGTCCACATCCCACACAAGATGGTTGGGTAAGTCAGCAGGCCTACATGCTGGACATTTATCTACGCATACCGGTAGATGTGCTGCATGATCGGTTTGACTTGACTGGCAACAACAACGATGACATTTTCAACAATCGACCCATGCTGGAAGGCAAGCCACAGGATCCCAACGATTTTCACAGTGTGCAAATGATTGATCTACGACATCAAGACTGTGCCAAACTTGCCATGCACATGCGCAAGATTGGTGCAAGCACTGAGTTCTTTGAAAACATTTTCAAAGGTACACAAGATCCCTGGCAGCGCCTGGCCGAAAATGACATCAACAGTCAGATGGTGCAATTTGATAATCCGCACAGACATTTCAAGTCTGCGTAAATACTCAATGACACACAAAATTGCCTGGGTACAACCCAACTTCCAACAAGGTCCCAAAGAGCTCAACGCACACTACTTGCCTTATTCAGCAGGTGTGATCTGGAGTTACGCCATTGCTGATCCCGAAATTAAACAAAACTTTGAACTCACCGAGTGGGTCTGGCGTAGAGACGAAGTTGAACCAATTGTGCAACGGCTGGCCAAAAATGACATTGTGGCGTTTAGCACCTATGTGTGGAATCACAACTACAACTATGAACTAGCTCGACGAATCAAAGAGATCAATCCTAACATATTAACTGTGTTTGGCGGACCTGAACCGGCTATCACTGATCCTGATCTGTTTCGCAAAAATCCATTCATGGATGTGGTGATCACATTCGAAGGCGAGATAACATTTCGTCGACTTCTACAAGCCTACGAAAGCCGCAGCTTTGATCACATACCTGGCTTGCTGCTGAACCAGAATGGCGAAGCTGTAAACACCGGCGAAGCCAAGCGTATTGAAAGTCTTGAAGAAGTGGTCAGCCCATACCTGGCAGGAGTGTTTGATCAGTTGATCATTGACAACCCTGGCATCATGTGGCAAGGCACACTGGAAACCAGTCGCGGTTGTCCGTTTGCCTGCACATTCTGTGACTGGGGCAGTCTAACCTATAACAAGGTCAAGAAGTTTGAACTTGAGCGTGTGTTTGAAGAACTAGAATGGATGGCCCGACGAAACTTTGACTTTATCTCTATTACCGACGCCAACTTTGGCATGTTTGCTGAACGCGATGGCTTGATTGCAGACAAGATCATTGAGTGTCAAGAAAAATACGGATCACCAAGAACATTTTCAGTAGCCTGGGCCAAGAATCAAAAGAAAGAAGTAGTTGACATTGTTAAAAAACTTCTGGATGCTCGTGGCTTCAACCAAGGACTAACGCTCAGTGTGCAAAGTCTGGATCTTGATGTGCTGGAAAACATTCGTCGCAAGAACATGGAAATGAACAAGCTCAACGAAGTGTTTGAATTGTGTGAGCAACGCAACATTCCCACATACACAGAACTGATCCTGGGCTTGCCTGGTGAAAGTCTTGAGTCTTGGAAAAAGAACTTCTGGACCCTGTTTGAAATGGGCAACCATACCGGCCTCACAGTGTTTCAGGCACAGTTGCTGGAAAATGCCGAGATGAATCTGCTGCAAAAGAAACTGTTCAAGATCACCAGCCAGCCTGTGACTGACTATTTCTCAGGCAGCTACAGCAACGAGCACGTGGAAGAAAGCATTGACATCATCACCGGCACCAAAGACATGCCGTTTGACACCATGCTGGATGCACATGTGTTTAGTTGGTTTATCAACACCTTCCACATCAATGGCGTGAGCACCTTGCTGAGTCGATTGGTGTTCAAGTACAGCAACGTGCCCTACAGCAAGTTCTATGACGAGCTGTTTGAATTTATGCAGCAAGATGAATGGCTGCATCGTGAACAGGAAGAAGTACGTGAGTATTATCGTAGTTGGATGACCACGGGCAAGATCAATCATCCCAACATTGGTATTGAAATACACGGCTGGAACTTGATTCACAGAACCATCTTGAACATGCACGTGGAGAAACAATACAACGGAATCTTTGACATGCTGGAACGTTTCATGGCACGTTATGATTTACCCACAGACCTGTTGAACAGCATCATGAGATTTCAACGTAGATATCTAGTGGCCTATGATGCCATGAACACATATCCTGAAAATCTTGAGCTGGACTACAATATCTGGGAGTATCTCAGCTTTGATCATGACATGGTGCATGCACCTACTACCTATCAACTGGAGTTTCCAGAAGACAAAACCATGAGCTTTCCCAAGTTCCTGGAACTGTTTTATTTTGCACGCCGAAGAAACTTTGGCAAGGCCATGGTAGAACGTATTGGTCAAGAGTCAGATGGCGCACGACGTGGCGATGGTGCAGCACGAGCCAAACTTGCGGCCTAATGTCAAGACTGTTTGCATTTGGATGTAGTTTTACCAACTATCGCTGGAGCACCTGGGCAGATGCCCTTGCTCCAGAATTTGATAGTTTTGAGAACTGGGGGCAGAGCGGAGCAGGTAACGAATTTATATTCAATAGCGTGATGGAGGCTGATCAGCGCCAGCAATTTAGGGCCGGAGATACTGTGATAGTATGCTGGACTACTGCTACCCGAGAAGATAGATATGTTAACGAACGTTGGCACACACTGGGAAATATGTTTAGTTGTCCGATATACAACAAAGACTACTTGGCCACACACGTTGATCAGCGAGGACTTTTAATAAAAACCCTAGCTTATATCAAAGCAGTAAAAACATTGTTGGAAAATCGGCAAGTGCAATGGAAGTTTTTATCCATGGACCATTTTGATTCTCTAAATATCTATCAAGATGTAGTTGATTCAATTGCACCAAGTTATTATACTGTGCTGTTCAACACCGGATGGCCCAACAGAAACGGTGACCCTCATCCTAGTCCTGCACAGCATTTGGCCTATCTGGATGTAGTATTGCCAGGCTGGGTGACAAAAGAATCTACTCGTGTTATAATGCAAGAAGAAAGTATTGATCTAAATAAAAATCCCCGCAAGTCGGGAATGACAAAGGTAACAAGACTATGAAATTTAAAGTAAGCGAACTATTTTATTCAGCACAGGGCGAAGGACGCTATGTTGGCGTGCCGTCAATATTTTTGCGCATGTTTGGCTGTAATTTTACCTGTTCAGGGTTTGGATGCAAGCCCGGTGAACGATCAACTGGTGCTGACGAAGTGGCCAAGACAGTACACCTGTACAACACATTTGAGGAACTGCCCTTGGTAGAAACTGGCTGTGACAGTTATGCATCCTGGCATCCTGCATTCAAACACTTGAGCCCCACATACACCGCAGACGAACTGGTGGCAAAGATGGCTGCACTGCTGCCGCATGGTAACTGGCAACAGCCCAATGGTAATCCTGTGCATTTGGTTATCACAGGTGGTGAGCCGCTGCTGGGTTGGCAACGTGCCTATCCAGAATTGTTGGACAAATTACACGAACGTGGCCTGCGTCACATCACATTCGAAACCAACGGTACCCAAGAGCTCAGCAGAGAATTCAAACAGTACTTGTCTGCCTGGATGGGCGAAATCACATTCAGTGTCAGCCCCAAACTGAGTGTGTCCGGAGAGACCTGGGAAGATGCCATCAAGCCCGACATCATCTGGGACTATGAAACATACGGTGTGACCTATCTCAAGTTTGTGGTGGAAAAAATTGCAGACTTTGATGAACTGGACCGTGCTGTGGACGAGTATCGACTGCGTGAGTTTAGTGGCCCTGTTTTTGTCATGCCAGTGGGCGGTGTTGTGAGTGTGTATGATGGCAACAGATTGAATGTGGCCGATGAAGCACTACGGCGTGGCTACTGGTACAGTCCTCGACTGCATGTGGATCTCTGGGGCAACGGCTGGGGAAAGTAACACCGGACACCCAAAAAGTGACTGACAAATCAAATCTACTCAAGGGACGCAACAGCTACGATAGCACCAGCACAGGAACTCTTGTTCCATTTTTGAACAGGAATGTCACCCCTTATGCTACTGAAGCTGGAGGTCCTAAATTTGATTTGATTCCTGTCACTGAGCAAAAAGATCTAATGATCAATCATGCCAGGATGTATGCCCAGCAAGAGTATGATCGTATAATGTCCCTAGTGCATGTGCTGGAAGAACAGGCTGAGCAAATTAGACGCAGACTGGAAATAACAGATGCAGTACATGGGGCCGAGTTCCAATTTAGATTGGTAATGGGCAACTGCTATTGGTTGGTCTGGAACAAGAGACTAGAGAAAACATTGTTGGTACTCACTGGACCAACAAAATGGGGCACTGGTGCTCCGGAAGACTACCAGTATCTGGCACAGGTGAAATACATGGGCGACCATACCTGGATGGAAATAAAAGAGGATTGATATGGGATTATTTGATAAACTATTTGGAAAAAAACCCGAGCCAGCGGCAGAAACAAAATCAGCAGCACCCAAAGTTCGTGTGCTCAAACAAGAGCCCAAAAGCGAAAAAGAACTTGCCACAGCAGCTGGCGAACCGTACGTGGCCATTCTCAAGATGGACATCGATCCCAATAACCTGCACCAGGGCAGTTTTGAACTGGACTGGAATGAGATCTTTGTGAGTCGCTTGGTCAAGGCTGGCTACATGATCAAGCCCAATGATCTGGATGTGGACATTGTGGATCGTTGGTTTCAGACTGTGTGCCGTCATGTTGTGATGGAAACCTGGGAACAAGAACAAGCCATTATCAAGGGTGCAGGACAGTATGTGAACACTCGAGACATTGGCGATGGCAGGACTGAAGTGTCATGATTTTCAATCATATCAAACAACTCAAGGCTGATGGTAAAAAAATTGGCATCTCTTTCTCCACCTTTGACATGCTGCATGCAGGCCATATTGCCATGCTATCAGAAGCCAAGAATCACTGTGACTATCTCATATGCGGCTTGCAAACAGATCCCACAATTGACAGACCCGATACCAAGAACAAGCCCATACAAAGCATTGTAGAACGACAGATACAATTGAGTGCATGCCGCTATGTAGACGAAGTTGTTGTTTACCAAACTGAACAAGACCTTGTTGACCTCTTGCTAATCCTACCATTGGATGTTCGTGTGCTGGGTGTGGAATATCAAGATAAAGAATTTAGTGGCCAGCATGAATGCTATCAACGTAACATTGAACTTGTGTTTAATGGAAGAGATCATTCATTCTCTAGTTCAAGCCTACGCAAGCGTGTGGTTGCTGCTGAAAGTCACAAGGTACTGCTACAAAAATGATCTTGTATGTAAATGGTTGCAGCCATAGTGCAGCCGCTGAGGCGGTGGTCAATCACGCCTGGTCATGCGATGACGGTGATTTATGGGGAACAGGAACTGAACCGCACCCTACTAATTTATCAGTCAGTTACGGCAAAAGAATAGCAGACGTTCTGGGGGTAGACTTGATATGCCAGGCCAGTTCGGGCGGCAGCAACGATCGTGTTATTCGCACAACAAAAGAGTGGATCAATCGCAATCAAGATCGTTTGGCAAATACATTTGTAATTTTGCAATGGACCACTTGGGAACGAGAAGAATGGTTGCATGATGGCACATGGTATCAAGTGAATGCCAGCGGGGTAGACACTGTTCCGCTTGAACTGCAAGAACGCTACAAGAACTATGTGGTAAATGTAGATTGGCCCAGTAAAACTCTTGACGCACATGATAAAATTTGGGCAATGCATTTGTACCTCAAAGACCTAGGCGTGCAGCATTTGTTCTTTAGTGGCCACAGTACATTTAGTGATATCCAGAATCAACACGACTGGGGCAAGAACTACATGTATCCTTATGTTCGGGGAGAATCCTATCACAATTGGCTAATAAACAACGGTGGCACCTATGCCAATGCCAAAAGTTATCATTTTGATGCCAAAAGTCATAGACTTTGGGCTGAACATGTGCTACAATACATTAAAGATAACCAACTACTGGGCCCTGATGAAATACCTTCTTATTGACACAAGCAACATGTTCTTTCGAGCACGGCATCAAGCACACCGTGCTGCGGACTCCTGGACCAAGCTGGGGTTTGCACTGTATCTAACTCTGATGAGTGCCAACAAGGTTGTGCGGCGTTTTCAAGCAGACCATGTGATATTCTGCCTGGAAGGGCGCAGCTGGCGCAAGGATCACTACAAGCCCTACAAGGCCAATCGTGCTGTGGCCCGTGCTGCCATGAATGACGATCAGGCCGAAGAAGACAAGCTGTTCTGGGAAACCTATGATGAGCTGACTAAATACCTGAGCAACAAGACCAATTGCAGTGTGATCCGCGAGCCCCAGGCCGAAGCAGATGACATCATTGCACGATGGATAGCCTTACACCCCCAAGACGAACACATAGTGGTCAGCTCAGACACAGATTTTGTGCAGTTGATCGCGCCCAATGTCAAACAGTACAATGGTATCACAGATGAGCTGATCACAATAGATGGCATATTTGATGTCAAGGGACAGCTGATCAAGGACAAAAAGACCAAGCTGCCCAAGACTGTGCCCGATCCTGCCTGGTTGCTGTTTGAAAAATGCATGCGTGGCGATACCAGTGACAATGTGTTCAGTGCATATCCCGGTGTGCGAACCAAAGGCACCAAGAACAAGGTTGGGCTAGAAGAAGCCTTTGGCGACATGGGCAAAAAAGGCTATGCCTGGAACAATCTCATGTTGCAGCGTTGGACCGACCACAATGGTGACGAACACAGAGTTCTGGATGATTATGAACGCAATCGTTGTCTAATTGATCTCACAGCACAGCCACAAGAGATCAAGGATCTAGTGGATGCTGCCATACGTGATCAAGTGAGTCACAAGGACGTGGGACAAGTGGGCAGTCACTTTTTGCGATTCTGTGGCAAGTACGAATTGGTCAAGTGCAGCGACTCAGCAGACAGTTTTGGACGCTGGTTGAATGAAACCTACAAAGGAGTGTTGAATGAACAGCATAGTGGCTAAACCAGTGATAGCAGATCGCTACTGGATACTTAAAAAAGACGACCGCAAGATTGGTCAAATTGAAGCTGACGCAGAGGGCATTGTTGTAAAAATTCAAAACACAGTGCAACGATACAAAACGCTCAAGATGGCAGGTCGTGCTGCTGGAATTGAATTTGCAGAAAAAGAATCAGTGACTCCGTCACAAGATCAACAGGCCTACGGCTATGACACCGGTGGTGTGGTACACAATGCCATGTGGGATGTGACTCATCGATTGCCGCTGTTTACTAGAGACAACAAATCCAAGTCCTGGTTTGCTGCTGGTTGGTATCGAGTAAAACAACATCGCACCTGGAAGACTGTGCAGAACCCCAAACTTATTACCTTGCAACGCTATGCATATCAAGGTCCTTTCCACTCCAAGGAACAAGCAAATGAATCCGTTTAGAGATCAAGAAAAATTCATGAAAGCCTGCGATCAGAAAACTGATGCGTATGCAATTTCTCAGTACAAGATGTATCTGAATCTAATAGACGAAGAACATGCCGAACTCAAACAAGCAGTTGTAGAAGATAACATAACTGAACAGCTGGATGCCTTGATTGATATTTTAGTTGTTACTATTGGTGCCATTCACAGTGCTGGTTTTGACGGCGAAGGCGCCTGGAAAGAAGTCATGAACACAAACTTTGCCAAGATTGATAAAAAGACCGGCAAGGTTCGCAAGCGTGAAGATGGTAAAGTGCTAAAGCCAGTGGGCTGGAAGGCTCCAGAACTGACACAATTCGTCAAAAGAACATAGTATGAGCTTACACATCAATCGGTTTGTTGATTCAATCAAGGCACACGAGAGTCGTGGGCAAAAAGACTTTGTCATGACCCTGCGTGACGCCAAGGATCTGCACGGTGACATAACCAAACTGCTGATGACCCTGGCTGCCATGCGAACTGTGCCTGTTGAGAACTCAGTAACAGAGGTGGTTTTGGATGGTGGATCATTTAAAAGCACATAGTTAATGGCATAAATAATGCTATGAGTAGACCCAAGCCTCAAGTGCTGATTGAGCACATAAACAAGCAAACCTACAAGACCGAACAAGTGTTGGCCAGCGAAGGCGTGTGGGCAGTGTTCTACGAGGCCAAGCCCATCAATCTCAAAACTGCAAACATGCTGACCCAGTATCCAGGGCCCAAGTATAAAAAAGTTAGTTTTTCAAATCCTGGCCATGCAAAAAATCTGGCCAAGAAACTAAACACACAGTTCAAAACAGACAAGTTCACAGTAGTGCTATTGACTCAGGGGGCGCAGATATACCCCGATGTTCGATAAGATCCAACTCACCCAGCAAATCCTACAAGGCTTGCCAGCAGACGATTGCCCGGTCTTTGACCAAGCATTTGCCGACTGGTGGATGGATTCTCGCGATGGCGGCGGCATGCGTTTGACCACCGCAGGCTATCAGGCCATTACCACCTTTGACATCAAGATGTATGTGTTTGACATTCCGGCACACACTCTGCTGCCACGACATCTGCTGTTGATGGATCGAAAACTGGATTGTCCCTACTATCTCAAACTGGCAAGGAAATTACAGATCACCTTGTTTGGCAGCGAGCAGGCCCTGATGATGACCATGTACGGGGATTTTGACCGGTTCATGCGGTATCTAGCACGTATCTAGCGGTTGACCATTATTCGCCAATACGCTACACTAGTATTTGCAGCAGAAATTGTTGTAAAATAACCACAATTTGCCCGATTGACCAATATTGCCCGAAATGCTATAATATACGCATGGAAGCAAAAAACACACCACGTAAAAAACGTTCAGATCGTACGCATGTGATCTACATGCTACAATCTGGTGCAGATTTTTACATTGGTGTTACTGCCAAAACTGCCAGCACAGTGAACCGTAGTGTTCAGACTCGTTTCAACAAGCATGTTTATCGTAGCAGAACTGAAGACAAGAGCTGGGCACTGTATGAGTGCATGCGTGAGCGCGGCGCAGACAGTTTTGCAGTGTTGATTGTTGACGCAGTGCGTGGCAAAAGTGCAGCTCATGCTCTGGAGCGTGAGCTTATCCGTTTGCATAAACCCAATCTGAACAGCGATGTTCGTGGATGCTAATTCGGTTGACCCTTATTCACCGAACTGCTATAATATACGCATAGACAGCAAAAAGGAGCCAGAAATGATCAAGCAATTTGTACAGGTTAGTGCCCACAGAGACAGCAATAATTTTGCACATTGTAGCAACCTGAGTCTGATGGCCAATCAGAACATGAGTGCCCTACAGGCCCAGCGCTACCTGCAGGTCATGGCAGATGACTATGCCCAGCGCGGATACGCCGTTGAGTGGATTCGTGAGGACTTTGATGCAGTGTACGAAGAAATGTACGGTGACCTGTTTGAGTCCTGTGCCGTGTTGAACTAACGCAGGAGTTGACGAATGTATAACTTGATTCTGGTGCTAGCCACAGGTGTTACCACCGTTGGCAATTATGCCAATATCAATTCTTGCCAGGCAGCGTTGGCACAATTTCAAAAGCAAAATGTCACAGCGGCCTGCGTACAGCATCCCAGTCCTGAACAAAGCATGACACAGGCCCTGGCCATGATGCAGAATTTTATGAAAATTATGGAGCAAAAATGACACTCAATGAAAAAATGAATCAAGACATTGACCAGTTGATTGCTGAACTTGAGCAAGCAAAACTCACTTGCACATATCTACAACGTAGTGCCGCAGTGCAGATGATTGCAGAAAAATGCAACAACTACAATGAATACTGGACTGATCGTTTGTACAGTCTAGTGGACTAGTACAGGTATTTTATTTTAACAGGCGGGAACACAATGGAAAAATTTATGGAATGGTTTGGTCGTCACCGCAAGACGATTGGATACACTGTCGGTGGTGTTAACTTAGGAGCTGGCATTGCCGCAATCGCCGGTGGCGGTGTTTGGCCTGGAATAGTATGGCTAATCTTGGGTGCAGCAATTATCTTAGATACAAGAATGTTCAAATAACATTGCGTGAGTGCTATTGAAAAAGACCTAGGTCAATCATGGACTCATGTGTTATAATAAGTACAGCAACAAGGAGTAACATATGATGGTTATGGTAGCAAAAACAACAGACGGACGATTTGTAGAAGTCGTGCGGGTTGCCGAAACTGTGGCCTTTAGCTCTGAGCCAGACTGGGTTATGATATGCATGGACTGGGAAAACTCAGAACGCAGAAAAGCCCAATTCAAATGGATACCAGCCAGCACCAGATTTGAATGGGTGCGGGAGTTTGTGGGAGCAGAAGCATGACAACCTG